GTCGAACAGCAAGACATCTCTGCTGTCGAAAAAGATAAAGCCAATATCGAGGAGACGATAAAGAGCAAGTTGGGAGACAAAGTAAAAAATGTTGCGGTCTCCGAGAGTTCCTCTGGAATGTACAGTGTTGATTTTGAAATAGATGTGCCGAGTGATGATATCGAAGCCGCAAAGTCTGCTGCCGTTGCCGTTATAAGAGACATCTCCCCCAACATATCACAGCCAATAGAGCAGTATCGAGCAATGCTCCTGCACGCTGGTACAAGCTTTGCTTTCGTTATCTACAACACGGAGAACGCTGGAAATGAAGGATACTCTATCACGCGAAATGGGAGAACTGAGGAGTTTGACCCAAACGCCCCCGCTCCACCGCCTGCCGCACCGAGTCCTCCCGAGACACAAGCAAAAGTAAACTCCTCACGACAGGCACCAGCAGCACATGTCAACAATAGCGGCCCCGGGCCAAACGGCGAGACGATCAAAGGGAACATCAACAGAAAGGGCGAGCGAATCTATCACGTCCCCGGCGGTGCGTCCTATAACAAGACCATCCCCGAAGAGTGGTTCTTCACCGAGGATGAAGCCCGCGCAGCTGGTTTTCGCAGAGCAAAAAGATAATACATATTTCCCTAAACAAAAAGACGGCATCGCCCTGTCTTCTATGGTATAATCCCTCCGAAAGGAGGTGTCTTAGATGAAACAACAGCCTCACAGCGGAGGAAAGCGGTTCGATATACGCGATCATGCTACATCCGTACCAAAAGAACAGCTGGAAAAAGCCAAGGAATCGGCGAAAAAAGCACAGCAGCAGCAACAGCAGAAGAACAAGTAATCCCCCCAGGCCAGCCGCACGCTTGGCATAACGCGCGGCTGGTTTTATTTTGTACTGATTTCCTTGATGACAAGATTGTTCTTGTAATCTATGTATGTCCCCTCATAGTGCTTCGGCTTACCATTCTCATCCGTATATGCCGAAATACAATCCTCCGCATCAACAATATACAGCTCTCCATGAGTGGTAAACATACTTCCTAAAAGCCCTCTTGCAAGCATCTCACCGTCTCTATGTATCTCTACCCAATGCACATCTCCATCGTTAAACGCAATATCAAATACTGTTTTGTCAATGTCGATAGTATTCTGATTGGATGATTTTCTAAGACGATTGATCCCCTTCACATACCACGGTTTCATGTATCTCCATGCAATTCCGGCAATGATTGCCGCCATAGTAGAGTATATGGCGTATACCGCAACGTTATCCGGCACAGAAAAGAATGTGTATGGGCTTTCCAACGTTCTCCCAGTACATAGCAGCATAAAATATACGGTTGGGATAATCGCCATGTTATAGAGCATGGACTCCATTACGATGCGGAATTTGTCCTTCTCAAGCACACCATCTTCGACATGTCCATAAATCAAGCGTGCCAAATACCCCGGCATTACGAACAACAGTAAGGCAACATAACTTTCCATAGGATATTCCTCCTTCACATATGGATTATATCACCGACATTCACTCTTTCAAAAGCCGATATTTTTTAGTCTTCCTCCTTTCAAATCAAATTTTCGTAGGCTTCTTTCTCGCTGCAGTAGACCACGTAGGAATCCAGAAGGCTCGCGAATCCGTCGATTCGATGCTTCGGGCTGATTCCTTTCGTCGGCTGAATGTTGCCGTTGCGGTCAATATCAATGCAGACGTTCGCCATGCACCACTTGAGCACAGGATTGTTGCCGTAGTTAATGACTTTCGCCTCCAAGTCCGCTGCAAGCGACTTCATCGGACCGCTGAGCGTCTTTTTGCCCTGTATAACAGCCTGCATCACCGCCTCGCCAAATATATCCACCATGTTCTGAACGAAGTATTTTGCACTCCAGGAGTCATACCCGACCTTGTAGAGGTATATGTCATGCTGCATCTGCTGCTCTTGGAACCACTCGACGATTAGGCGATAGTCGATGGAGTTGCCCGGCGATGTGCGCAGGAATCCGCGCTTTTGCCACACGTCATACGGCACGCGATCCTCGTGCACGCGCTTTTGCAGCAAGTCTTCGGGAATCCAGTACATTTGCCGGACATAGATTGCCGTATCATCAGCCACCTTAAAGAGCAACGTCGCGCAAGTCAGATCAGTTGTCGCCGAAAGATCAATTCCACCGATCGCATAACGCGGATGCAACACATCAAGCTCGAAAACAGCCTCGTTATTGAGTTGTTCAAAGGTCAAGAAGGCCTCCGTCGCTGTCTCGCGCACATTGAAGTCTTTGCACAGCAGGTTTTTGACATAGATGCTGTTTGCCTTCGCGCGTCCCACCTTGCCCTGCAGCTGCTCCGTGCTCTTGATTGTACCAAGTGCGGGGTTCGCTTTCTGCCAACAGGCGGGATCCGTCCACTCAGCGCGCTTGTCCAACTCATAAATAACGGGTAAAACCGTTTCGTCATGGTATCCTTCTGGATCGCCGTAACCCGCAACGATGCTCGCACCCTCGTCATACTTTAGGTCGTAGATGTTGTCGCGCACAGTGCCTGCAGTTGACGTGATAACACAAAGGGGCTGCTCTCGCGCACTCATACCGTCAACAAGGACATCATAGGTGTTCTTATCCTTGATGGCATGGAGCTCGTCGATGAGCGCCCCATGAATATTCAGACCGTCCTGGTTGTTCGTATCAGATGCAAGCGGCGCAAACATGCCGTCGTTAAACCCGCAGCGTATCTTGCTGACAAGGCACTTGCACCTCTTGCCAAGTGCGGGCGACTTTTGAATCATCCGCACCGACTCCGACCATATGATCTTCGCCTGATCGCGTTTTGTGGCCGCTGAATAGATTTCTGGACCTGATTCACCATCTGCCATCAGCAGATACACGCCGATACCGGCAGCCAGTGTCGACTTGCCATTTTTGCGTGCAACGATCAGCAAAAGTTCTCGGTATTGCCGCCGTCCTGTTTCTCTGTCAATAAATCCAAACAGTGCTGCGAGAAGAGCCTTCTGCCACAGCTCCAGAAAGACGGGCTCGCCCGCCCATTTGCCCTTTGAGTGCTTGCAAAAGCGCTCGATGAATATAATCGCATGGTTTGCTCGCTCCTCGTCAAAAATATACTGCCCCGATGTATCTTGGAGCTTTCCCGTCAGATGCTCGTACAGCTTCCGCACCTTCTCGCCGACTACAATCTCGCCAGATGCAATCTTTGCGTGGTAGGCTGCGATCCAGTTCGTACTCATTTCCGCATTTGCAGGAACTCATCAAAACCATCACTCGCTTCCTGCCGCGAATCTTCCGGCAAAAGGGAGATCAATGTCCGAGCAAGGGCGTTGTAGTTTTTCAGCACGGTGCTGTACGAGCGGCTCGCCGTGCTCTCCTTTGTCCCTGACTGCGATGCGCCATTCTGGTATGCCTCGACAAAACCGACTTCGTCCACCTGCCGTTCCAAGTCGACAAGATACCGCTCCATTTTTGCCAGCCGCTCCACGAGAGGAGCAGCTACTTTCATCTTGTCCGCGCTTACGTCGGCAAAGACTTGCTTTAATTCCTCTATGCGCTCCTTCAGAATAGTGTTTTCACTTTTTCTGCCCATCTTCTCCCTCCTTTCTGGATTTTGATGTAACACAGGGGACTACACCCCCCTCGTGCGTGACTTGTATATCACAAAAAAGGCCGCCCCCGGCGTGCAAAAGAAGGCCTTTTGCCCCCCTATATGGGGGGTGTATCGCCCTCCTTGAAGCCAACCAAGTTGCCATCTGCATCGAACACCATTCGCCTGCCCGTGTCCGTCCGTCCATGGACAGCGTTGTGGCATTCTATGCAGAGGAATTGCAGGTTGCCCCATCCGTACACGATCAGATCATCCCGCACATTCTCCTCTGTGAGCGCCTCCCTGTGGTGCACAATCCAGCGCTGCCGTTTCCCGCTGCTGGGGGCAAATCTATTGCGGCATCGTTCGCAAATGTAGTACTTCGATTCCGCAAACGCCTTAGCGCATTTTCGCCAGCGCCGGCTGTTATATATGGCACGGCTAAACTCCTTTGCCACATGGTCGCCTCCTTCATTTTTGGGGACACCCCCGTTATTTCCAAATGGCGGGTTATTATTTTTGCAGCCCCCGCATGGCTCAACACCTTCGCTGAAGCGGAACAACTCAACGTCTCAAAAGTACTGCAAGACGCACTCACGGCTCTCTACGAAAAGAAAAATGCGGCCATCGCATAATCTCCTGCTTCACGCAAAAAGGCAACCGTTCGGAATTTCCGAATAGTTGCCTTTTTGTTCACCGTAAGCCACTGCAAAATTTATATCTCAGAAACACAAAACATAAAAAATCACGAAAATTTATGTTTCACGCATGCAAAAAGGACACCGCGCAAGCGATG